TCATCAAGATGATCTCTTGCAGAGCTGCAGCGATCTGAGCGTCGAAGCTGCTCTGTCTTCTCGGGATCATGTCGGCAAGCTGCGGGAACTGCCCGACCAGGTCATCATGAGACAGGCCAGTGTCGAAGGGTCGAGGCGTGACCTTAAGCAAGCCCTTCGCGAGCTTCGCGTCTGTCTGCTGCCCGAGGTCGAGCACATAGCTAACCTGCCAGGGATAATACCCGGAGGTGTTCGTGATGGTTGATGAGACCGTCGCGTAATACATGCCGAAGACGAGCAGCGCAGAATTGCTCAGGTCGATCTCTCGCGACAGAGGCTCAGCAAGTATCGCAGTTGTGCCTACCATGCGCACGACGGTCACGCTGTAGATGCTGTCGCCATCGGTGACGAGGTATGCCTTGAGCTGATCAGCCTGCAGCGAGGTTGCTTGGCTGTTGACTGTGAGCGTGCGCCTATCGTTCGCGATGGCTACAACCGTCGCATCTGCTCGAGTCTGCGTCATCGTCACAGGCGAGGCGCTGCCAACTGTGAGCGAGGGTGCAGAGTCAAGAGGACCGGGCGCGATCCATTCAAAGGTGAGGGTCTGACCTGTTACTGTTTTCATCATCTCTCACCCCCTGCGTTAGCTCTGCTGATGTCTTTAGCTGTGGCTCGCTTGAGCCCTGCAGCCTGCTGAAAGCCCTCTGTAATTGGGCTCCAACTATGACGGCAATTGTAGCCGCCTCCATAGGTCGCCACTGGCAAGCCCTGCCCATTATTCAAGCGATTCATTTGCTTTTCGTCTACGACCTTATTGACTAGAGGCCGACAAAAGTCTCGCGTGATACCGTCACGAGGGCCGGTATACAAGTAGAGGTCAAGCTCGTACCGCTGAGCAGCTGAGGCAGTGACAGCGCGCCCGGTGCTCGCCAGCTGTGTCCTGACCTGTGTCAGCTTTCGCCCTTGGCTTTGCTTGAGCCTCTGACTTAGCGAGGTCATCGCCTGCTTTTGTGCAACACCAACCGTCATGCCTTGCAGCGCAGTGCGCACCGCGCTGAGGCTGTCAGGTAAAATTATGTCTTCAAAAACATTATCTGCAGCGACCAACCTCAAAGTATCAAGGTCTGGTACGTCTGCAATTGTTGCGCTTGGCTCGATGACACGCAGCGAGTCAAGCGAGGCTTGTATGATCCTGTCTTGTGCCTCGACAAAATCATCAACAGCGAGCCCGAGACCGCCACGAATGACGAACTCAAGCAGCTGCTCTCGACTGAGCGCAAGGAGCTGCTCAGGCGATGTGAGCTCTAATGCTGCATCGAGGGTCGCGACGAGCTCAGCCTGCGCCCTCGTTAATGCTCTGCCCATCTCCTGCTCGGCTTTGATCTCGGCCTTTAGCTCCTCGATCTTTGCCTCTGTCAGGTCTTTGATCGGCCCCGATTGCTCACGCGCCTGCGCGCTGAGATCCTCGACTGCTATCTTATCAGCGTCTGGTTTCTCAGCGAGCAGGGTTGTGTGAGGTCGACCACATGAGCAGAGCATATGCCTCTTAGGTCAAGCAGCTGGTGAGGACAAAGCCGAGAGAGGAGTCGATCACCTTGAACAGCTGGCTCTCGTCTGCCCAGACGTTACGAGCAGTAAGGTCGAGCTTGTCATACTGACCGGCCTTGATATCCTCAAAGACCATGTTGCCCGCAGCGATCGGCATCATGCGCACGCCTGAGCGAGACTGCACAGCGTCAGAGCCGTGAAGGATACCCATAAAGAGGCTGTCACGGGTCCAGATGTAGCCCTCGCTAGAGGCAGCGCCAGGCACTGCGCTGTCGACGCGAGCTGCACCGACGAGAATATTTGGGATGCCGAGAATATCGCGAAGGGTCGTGATCACTGCCTCATCGCTGAGGATTAGGTTACCACTCGCAACACCGTTCGGAGTCGTGCCCGCTTGGAAGTACCCGCGAAGCTCAGGAGATCGAGCGAGGCTGCGGAACAGATCGCGACCCATGACGAGAGAGTCAGGGTTGATTCCGTGAGCATTGCTAAACACGGTATCCTTGAGCTGGTGCAGGAAGCTGAGAGGCTCAGCGCCTGCAGCGTCAAAGGTGCCACCGAATTGCGCGGTTGAGGTCGCAGTGTTGAAGTTAGACCCATCAAAGAGGAGGTCTGCAGCGCGCTGCTCCTTAGCGAGAGCCATGACCCTCGCGACCTTGCGGATGATGCGCGCCTCTTCGCTGCCTGGGTACTGAGAATCAGCGATGTCTTCCATCGCGATCGAGTCCTCTGCGCTGTAGATCTCACACTTATAGGTGAGGCTTGAGCGATCAAAGCCGCCAATCCTAGAGCGTGACGCACCCGGTGCGCGCTGAAGGTCGAGCCCTGCGCCTGCACCCATAAAGTTGCGTGAGGTCTCGAGCAGAAGCGTGCCGCTGCGCTGTGGGACGCGAACGTTTTCAAGAACGCGATTCGCGATAAGCTGTGAGTCAGAAGGGACAGCCTCAGCAACAAGCCCTGTGAGGATCTCGTCAACTGGGTGGATATTACGGTATGAGCTAGCCATTTTGGATCACCTCCGGTTAAGCGAGTGGAGCGAGGCCGCGATTGAACAGAATAACGATCTGATCGTTGGCGCTTGCTGTGAGTTGATTGATGTTGGGCAAGGTGTTGCCGACAGGGTAGTGAGTCGAGGCAGCTGCCTGCACAGCGCCTGCGGTTGTCACTGAAAGAACCGTGTCAGAGGTGAGGGTGAGTGAGCCGCCTGCGATGACGCGAGTCTCACCGAACACGATAACATCAACAACGTCACCGGTGTTGCCTGCGCGCTGTGCGACCCCGATGATCGTGTTTGCGGTTGGTGCAGATGCGACAGCGATCTTACCGGCTGAGTCGATAGCGACGAGCGCGAACTCAGTCACAGCAGATGCGCATACAAAGGTCTTGATGATCTGGTACATGATCACGCTCCTTAGTTAAAGACGCTGTTATAAGCGTCAGGGTTTTGGGTTCGATATAAGTTGAGAGCCTCACTGAAGTTGAGGCCCTTCTCGTCAGCGAGTAGCTTGACCTGCTCTGCGAGCGTGGCCTTGCTGAGCTCCTCACCTGAAGCGCCATGCCCGATCTCTTTGAGAGGGACCGCAGACGCTGAAGGGCGCTCGCTGAACATCTGCCAAAACTCGGGCATGTTCTCGCGAACGTCCCAAGCCTTCTCAGCTGCGCTCTGCTCTGCAGGGCTGACCTTGCCCTCGCGCAAGAGGGTGCTGACCGCCTCGCGTCGCTCAACATCAAGCTTTTCAGCCTCGATGACCTCGAGGCGCTCGCTGAGCTTCTGATTCTGAGCGCGCAGCTGCATGACCTCTGCGAGGACATTAGGAGATGTCTCGCTAAGCTGCGCAGGCTCGCTCATCTTCTTCTCTTTGTCGTCGTAGCTGTGGCCCATCTTCTCGGCCTCGGCCTCGTCTTTCTTGGGCTCCTCAGCCATCTTCTCGTCCTCAAGCTCACCAGCGAGAGAAGCCTCAGCCTCCTCGGTCATGTCTTGTAGGCGCTTCTCAAGCTCACGCACCATCGCATCTTTGGCAGCGAGGGCAGCACGAAGCTCGTCGATGTTCATAGACTCAAAGTCCATCATCTGCTCCTTTTCACTAAGTGTCACCCGGTCAATGCTGTCATGCGATTGAGCAGGTCGGGGGGTTAAGGTGACAGCGAGCAGCTGAGCGTCGCCCACTTTATCGCCACCATTACGAGTAAAAATTTCGCCATGCAGATATTCGGGCGAGCTCCAAAGCACGCCTCCCGCATCTTGCACGACCTTAAGCCCTCGCTCGTTATACGCTGGGACTGCGTACAGACCATCAGCGCGCAGATCGAGATCAACGATCATGCCGAGCGCGTTGCCTGACTCAGGAGGCGCAGGTGTGCCACCTCCAAAGGGTGAGGTCGCATGCTGCCAGTCAATGATGACCGGGTCTGCATCGCGTCTCTCATTAAACACCCTCACCATCTCCTCGAGGAGCTCCTGATCAATCGGTGCGCCTATCGCCTCGCCATTCATCCGGCTTGAGACCTGACCGAGCGCGAGCGTCTTAAACGGCTTGCCGATGGTGAGGCCCTCTGGCACGTCATATGATTGATCAGCGAGCACCTGCACTGCTTCACCATAAGCGC